GGTCAAAAGAAAGATTAAAGGGAGTTAAGCCAGAACTTGTAAATGTTTTAAATGAACTTGTTAAAATAATGGATGTTACTATTATTGAGGGTTTGAGAACAGAGGCTAGACAGCTTGAATTGTTGGCACAAGGAAAATCAAAAACCAAATATTCAAAACACTTAGAAGGAAAAGCAGTGGACTTAGCTCCCTACCCAATTGATTGGAAAGACAGAGAAAGATTTCACTATATGGGTGGAATGGTTCGAGGAATAGGAAAACAAATGGGAGTAAATATTCGTTGGGGCGGCGACTGGGATTCAGATGGCGAAGTAAAAGATAATGGATTTGATGACTTAGTTCATGTGGAGATTAGAGGATAATGGCTAGAGGAAATAAAAAAGTAGTAGACGAGATACACGATTTATATAGAAAAGCAAATGGTTCTCCTAGAAGAAAATGGGAGAATATATCACAACAATCATACGAATTTTTTTTAGGAGAGCAACTCACAGAAGATGAACAAGATGAATTAAGAACTGCTGGGATGCCAAATTTCACAGTTAATAGAATTACTCCTGTTATTGAGATGATGAAATTTTTTGCAACTGCAAATACTCCTAGATGGCAAGCTGTGGGAGCTGAGGGAAGTGATTCTGATGTAGCTGCTGTACATTCTGATATTGCAGATTATTGTTGGTATAACTCAAATGGTGATAGTGTTTATGCCCAAGTAATCCAAGATTCTCTTGTGAAGGGAGTTGGGTATATACAAGTAGATGTAGACCCCAACCAAGATAGAGGATTAGGAGAAGTAGTATTTAAAAGAGTAGAGCCTTTTGATGTTTATCCAGACCCTACTTCTAGAGATTTTTTATTTAGAGACGCTTCTTATGTAATGATAAGAAAAGACTTACCAAAGTCTCAGATATTAAAATTATTTCCTGATAAAAAACGACAAATAAACAATGCAAATAGTGACTCTGCTGGAGAAAATGATTACTCAAATAGAGATGCATTGGAGACAGATTTAATATTTCCTGCTGATTCTGCTGGAGATTCTTATGATTCAACTGGTCAAGAGAGTCCTATAATAGATTATTATGAATGTTATAGTAAAGAAAAAGTATCATTCATGAATATATTTGTTAATATGCCTCCAGGCCCTGCTGAGATGGAAGAACTTAAAAAAGAAGTTGAAGTAAATTTAAAAGATTATGAAGCAGAGATGTTAGTACAAGTAGAAGAAAAGGCTATTCAATTAGCTGAGTCTGTTGAAAAAGGAGAAATAATTGAAGAAAGAGCTCAACTTGAATTAGAAAGAGCAAGAAGAGAAGCATTTGCTGGAATTGAACAACAGAAAATGATTGTTCTGAATAAATTAAAAGAAAAAGAATCTAAGATTGAAAATCGTGTCGTATTAAAAGAAGAATATGATGTACTTATGGAAGATAAGCAAATAGCAGATACTATTGTTGATGCAATTGATTTTTATGAAGATAGAATTAAATTAACAATTGTTGTTGGGGATAAATTGTTATATAGTCAAGTTCTTCCAATAAAAGATTATCCAATTGTTCCTTTTGTTTACCAGTACACTGGAACTCCATTCCCAGTTAGTGCAGTAAGTCCGTTAGTTGGAAAACAACAAGAATTAAATAAAGCCCATCAAATCCTTATACATAATGCTAATTTAGCATCTAATTTAAGATGGATGTATGAAGAAGGCTCTGTACCTGAGGATGAGTGGGAAAAATACTCTTCTGCCCCCGGTGCTTTATTAAAATATAGACAAGGATTTACTCCACCAACTCCAGTTCAACCTCTTCCACTAAACCAAGCCTTTTATGGAATTACTCAAAATGCAAGACAAGATATGGAATATGTAGCAGGAGTATATTCTTCAATGCAGGGAGATACAGGTTCTGGCCCTGAGACTTATCGTGGATTGCTCCAAATGGATGAGTATGGAACTAGAAGAATAAAACAATGGATGCAAAATATTATAGAACCTGGATTAGAACATTTGGGAATGATATTTAAAGATTGGGCTCAAGATACATATTTAGCTCACAAAGTATTTAGGATAGTGCAACCAAATAATATAAATGAAGAAAAAGTTGTAGAGATAAATGTTCCTATATTTAATGATTTAGGCGACTCTATAAACAAGTGGAATGATTATGCATCTGCACAATTTGATGTAAGAATTATAGGTGGTTCTACGCTTCCATTAAATAGATGGGCATTATTAGAAGAATATTTTAAGTGGTATCAATCTGGATTAATTGATGACATTGCTATGTTACAAGAAACAGATGTAAGAAATAAAGAAGCCATAATTAAACGTAAATCAGTATATATGCAATTAAGAAGTAAAGTAGAAGAAATGGAAGGGCTTGTAAAAGATAGAAATGGTACTATAGAAACATTAGAAAGACAATTAGTACAATCTGGTATAAAACAAAAAGTACAAAATGCTGATATGTCAATACAAAAAGATGTTCTTGAGAGCGAAGCTGCTCAGTCATCTTATAGAGATAAATTAAAAACCGAAACAAATGCAAAAATGAAAGAATTAGGAATGGCAATAGGTGCAAGGCAGAGAGAAATTGAGTCTTCAAAACCTGATGCTAAAGAATAGTTGATTTTATCATTGTTGCTAAATTAAATTAAGGAGAAATTATGGCTGACAATAACACAGATAACCTATCCATGCTTGAAGATAATAGTATAGATAGCCCTGATAATGGTGCGCCAAAAGCGGCTGACGATTTTTTTGAAGCTCTTGACCGTAAGGTAAATGAAGGGATACTGGAGCAAGAAGATGAACCAGCGGATATGCAAAGTGAACGAGTGGAGGAAACCTCAGAAATGAGCCCAGAAACTAATTCGCAAGAGCATAATTGGGAAAAAAGGTATAGTGATTCAAGTGATGAAGCTAGACGACTTAATGGTCGTTTAGGTGAATTAGAACCATATGTACCTGTTCTCGATGCAATGAGAAAAGACCCTAATTTAGTTTCTCATGTGAGAAATTATTTTGAGGGTGGTGGTTCAACCCCTAAAACAGTAACAGAACAACTTGGTTTGAATGACGATTTTATATTTGACGCTGACGAAGCTGTCACAGACAGCAATTCTGATTCAGCAAAAGTTCTTCAAACTACAATAGATGGTGTTGTACAACAACGTCTTGGTAAGTTTGCACAAGAACAAGAAAGTCAGGTTAATCGCGTGACAGCTGAAAAAGAGTTTAAAACAAAGCATGATATGAATGATAATGAGTGGAAAGAATTTATTAGTTTCGCTAATTCTCGTTCATTGTCTTTGGATGACATATACTACTTAAAAAATCGACAAAACCGTGATAAAAATGTAGCTAATTCTGCGAGGAAAGATATGACTGAACAGATGAAGCGAGTTAGACAGAAACCACAAAGTGCATCTGCAGTTGGTGGAGCAAGTAGGTCTGGCGATGTATCACAAGACGACCAAGTATTCAACAGTATTTTAGGATTGGACTCTGAACTAGAATCAATGTTTGGCTAATGCCAATCATTTAACTAAACTATAGGAGTTTAAAATGGCTTCAGACGTATTAGGTATAAGTACCTATTCTGATGTTGCAGCTTGGTCTGATGGAACTAGTAAAGATACTGGTGACCTCAGGCGGAAATATAACTTCGGAGATAGAGTTTCTGAATTAGCAATAAATCAAGACCCTTTCTTCCGTTTTGTTTCTAAAGTTGCAAAAAAGCCTACTGATGACCCTGAGTTTAAGTTCACAGAACGAAGACACTCTTATCATAGACGTTACGCTTATGTAACGGGCTGGGTTGAAAGTAATGGAACAGAAGTAGTTGGTGGTAGTGCCGGAGATGCAGATTTAACTGCATACAACGATGGTGGCGCACCTGCTTCTATGACAGCTGGAGACACAGTTAAAGTGTTTATGTCAACTGACTATAAATCTGCTGGTAATGCCCAGAATATTTATGGTCAATCTGGTAGCAAAATAGATATTGGGGCTAGTGGTACTAGACCT